ATTAATTATTAATCCAAGTACAGGTCGCTCATCTTCAATCAAACTTCTCTTCATAGCGGTGTTCATTACACGGAAAAACTTATTAGTAAGAAGTGCTCCTTTACCAACAGTCATTTCATCCATGTTCTTTTCCAACTCAGGAGAAGGTGAAAGAGCTGGAAGAGAATCAATGACAATTGCATCAATAGACTTAGATTCGGCAAAAGCAATTACTGCATCATACGCTTCTTCCATTACAGATGTTTCAATCACAATTACACGGTCTGTGTCTACACCACACATATCAGCGTACTCAGGAACCCATGCTTCTGCTGCTACCCACACAGTTGTGAAATCTGGGTTTTTCTTTTGGTTTGCAGCAATAGTCTTTAGTGCTACAGCAGTTTTACCGTGTGAAGGCTCACCAATTAGTTCATTCCACTGGTTTCCTGGAAATCCTCCTCCAAGGACGTAATCCAATGTAGTAGACCCAGCGGTAAAACGAGGAATAATATCGGAACGAATATCACTAGCGAATACAACAACACCTTCACCAAACTTTTTGTTGAGTTGCGCCATAATCTTTTTTGCTTCTGCATCAATCATCATCTCTCCATACTTACAAACTTGCAATTGAACGTAGGAATTTCTACGAACAAATCATTATCATACTCAGATGTGTGCTTACGCACAACTGTCCCATTTACAAAATCAAATCCATCTACAATAAGTCCGTGAGTTCTTTCATGGTTTAGCATAAAAAACCATACATACTCTGTTTTCTTTGCAAATTTTCTTTTGCGTTCTGGGAAATGAACTTCACTAAAAGGAAACTTTTCACCTTTCCAATTATGTTTTACTTCTACTTCAATCTCATATTTCTGACCGTCTTTTTCAGCCAAAATATCTATGCCATATTGGTCAGGATTTACGATGGCAGTTTCAAACCCATGAACTAATAACCACTCTACTACTTGATGTTTGGCATCATCATTTTCTGTGTATAAGGCTTCGCTGAATGGTTTAGCCATCAATTCGTCCAACGATAGTAGTTGGGTTCCAGTTACTTACTGTGTCGTTTCCACGAGCAGACTTAGCATCTCCTACAACTTTAGCGCCAGTCAGAGAACCGTATTTACTTCCTGACTGTTCTAGTGGGTATCCACAATCATAACAACGTAACTTTGAACCTTGAACACTCATGTAGTTGCTAGAGCTGCAGTTAGGGCATAACTGAGTTTGTTGTGCCGAAATTGCCCTAGTAGCAGGTACCTGCGGTTGAGGAGGTGTATATTGTGTCATCGGCTGTTGCGATGGTGGCATTGGGTTGTTTTGAGGTTGAGGTGCTGCTTGTGGCGTTGGCTTTACGCCTAGTTGTTTAGCCCACCAATCTGAATTGCTCATTTTGCTTCTCCCCACCTATCTACAATCTTTACATCAGCAATTAACGGTACTTTAATTTCTGGCAATTTAACACCTTCCATAGATTCTCTAATTGCTTCTGCGGTTTCTTCCGCTAAATCTTCACGGGCAACAGTAACCAATTCGTCATGAACAGTCAATACGACATTTACATTTGGCTCATCAATAAAGCAAGAATGTGCTCTGACTAAAGCTAATTTCATCAAATCTGCTGCAGAACCTTGAATCATTGTATTAAATGCTTGTCGTTCTGCACGGAACTTTAGCCCATTTTCTATGCTTTTTAACTCTGGCAAGTAACGACGTCGACCAAATAAGGTTTCTACATACGGAATAGGACTATTTGCTCTAGCCATACGAATTACCTTTGACTTGTACTTCATAATGTCAGGAAATTCTTCAGCAAATTGGTCAATTAAATCTCGTGCTTCTTTTTCAGAGCAACCAATACTTCTTGCAATTTTTTCTGGACCAACTCCGTATGAAATAGCAAGAACTAACATTTTACCAACTTTGCGCTCTACACCCATAATGTCACCAATAGCAACATACAAGTCTTTGCCAGTGTTGTAGTACTGGAGAGCAATGGGGTCTTGGCTTAAGGACGCAATAATTCGTGGTTCAATCTGAGAATAATCAGCCACAATTAACTTATGCCCTGGTGGAGCAATAAACAAATTACGGATTAATTTACCGTAGTCACCACTACTAGGGATATTTTGCAAATTAGGTTCAGTACTAGAAAAACGTCCAGTTTCTGCTCCGTGTGCTTTAAAATTAGTGTGAGCTTTTCCATTAATAAGTAGTGATTCTTTTTTAACAATTCGAGATTTTCCAGCATTAGTTCTTACAATATCCCCACCTAAATAGGGCATTACGTAAGTGGTCATTAACTTATTTAAATCTTGATATTCAATCAAAGTATCTACTAACTCATCTTTAGAACTGTAAAATTCTAAAGCTTCTGCACTCACAGAGTAGTAATGAAGGTTAAGTTCTCCACCTTCTTTGAGAATTGATTGTCCTTTTGTGGTCAATGCTACTTTAATCTTTAAGTTTGGCTTTAATCCACGACCTCCTTCAGTTTTAGGAGAAAACAATAGTTTTTGTTTTTCCTGCACTGAATTCATGGAAAAAGGACGACCAGCTAACTTCCAAGCTTTAGCCTTACAATCATCAATGTCTTTTTCTAACTTTGCTTTAAGAGTTTCTAACCCTTTTATGTCTAAGTTGGCACCAGTTAACTCCATATCACATAAAGCGGCAACAACATCCATCTCAAGATTCCAAACACGGTTTAAAGAACCAGTTAACATTGGAGCAAGTGTCTTATAAAGATTCCAAGTTACTTCAGCATCAAACCCTGAATATTTAGCCACATCGGTAAATGAGTGTACTTCTACTTGTGCTCCAACTCCTTTTACAACTTCTACTTTTAGATACTTTTTTGCAACATCTGCAAGTCCTAAAGCATTTTTGTTTCTGTTATCAACAATGAATGCAGCCATCAATGTATCGAAAAATGGTTTTGAAGGAACTTTTCCACGAAAGTATTTAGCAACAGATTTAAGGTCAAACTTAATGTTATGACCAATTTTTAACTTATCGCTAAAAAATAATGGCTGTAACGCTTTAAATACTTCTCCTGGGAGTAACTGGTCTGGTGCAGGACCAAACACAGGTGTCCACTTTGCTTGATTCTTAGAGTAATCAGATTCTTTTATCTCTTTACCAGCAGCTAATTTCTTTTGACCACTTAAAAGAAGTTCTTTATCCCAATGTAAAAAATCACCATTAGGATGACCCATAGGAATAACGTCTGTGCGTCCCTCAGTTGCCAAAGAAATCCACAAGACATCATTTATAACAGGTTGAATTCTATTTTCTCCAACTGTTTCTACGTCAAACGCAAAAGCATTTACCTTGGAGTAAAACTCAACAAGGTCTTGTAACTGTTCTTTATTTGTAATGATATTCATAAAACCCTCTCTATTCTATAAAGATAAGGGGACTTGAAACGGAAAAACAAGTCCCCTTATCAGTTTGGAAATTAAACTACGCTAATGAACGAGCAATCTCTAATAGCTCTGTGCGAGGGGTCTCACGAACTACTTCGTCTGCTGTGAAGGGTTCAGCGTTTGCTACAAGTGCATCAACGTCGTTGCTGTTTAATTTCCATTCCTCAGCAAGGTCACGACCACGAACGTAGTTGAGGGTGTACTGTGTTTGTGGTCCTGTTCCTAGGCGAGAAATCTCCCAGAACTCTTTATCAATAGGACCCTTACGTTCATCGTCATGAGCTTTTTTGATTTGTCGAGCTAGTGATGGTGGTGCTGTTAATACCTGTACTGTAGGTGCATCTGCACTTAGTACAAGAACGTTAAAAGCGAATTTTCCTCGTGGCTTATCGCCAAGAATTTCGCATAGTGGGCATCCATCTCCCATGCAAACAAAAGATTTTTTACCCTTTGGGCGTTCAATCCAATGTTGTTCATAAGTTGCAAATGGACGGTCTTCAAGAAACTTTACTAACTGTGGTTCATCAGAAAAACGGAAATCAACAGGAAATTCTGTTCCTTCTGTCTTTAGCAGTGCATCTGCTGCATCCCAGCCAGACTGTACTGTGGTTCCGATTTTGGCAGGCATTTCTGGAGTATCTTCATCAAGATAATCTTCAGCCTCTACTTGTGGTTTTGTAATTGGCATTTGTTTTCTTTCGGTAATGAGGCCTATTGGCTCTCGGTTTCGGTTATTTCCTTCCAGCGCTTTACTAAAGCATCTGTAAGGTCATCATGTTGGTTCCACTCTACACGAGCAGTTCCAAGTAATCCACGTTTTGAAAATTCTTCAATAGTGGACTCAATGAGTGCACGAGTATACACACGATTACCACCAGTCTTCTGACCCTTAAGAGTCTTGGAACGAAGTCTGTACGGTGCTCTTGGAATATAACCCTTACGCTCCCATAGGCGAACAGAAACAATTGATTTTTCTAACGCTTGTGCTAATGCTCCAATCGTAAAAACTTCAACTTCTTTTCCGCCTAACATTTTAACAATTGGGGTTTCATCCCAACCATTACTCTCACCGATTTTACGGCGAGAAATTTTTACATCTGGTTCACGACGTTTGCGTTTAGAGCCAGGGACATAGTCCAGCCCTTCAAACGCTTTGAGGACTTCGTCCTCACCTCGCATACCAATTCCCATTGTTATCTCTTATTCATCACTAATGCCCACACAACTGATTGTGGATACATTTCTTCAATTTGTTCTTCAGTAAGTTTGTCTGCGTACAAAGCAGCCATTAGTGCGTCTTCGTTAATCACCTTTTTTGTTTCAATAAGTTCTTCTTCAAGACCTAATTCTTCAATTATTTGAAAAGCAATTTCTTCGTTTACTTTTCGTGAAACACGGCGTTGCTTCATTACAGATACATAACCATCTACTTCTTCAGGAAGTTCTAGTACAAGGTTTCCCTTACTATCTTCCTCACCTTGTTCTTCAATGGTTGAGAACAAATCTGTTCGTAATGCTTTTTGTTCTTTTTCTAAATAATCAAGTTGAGACTTTAAAAAAGCATATTTTTTTGCACGTGCAATTAAATCAGTTTCCTCAGTGTTACGAGGTTCTTCTTGTTTTACTCTTGCCATTATTTCCCTCCCTGCAGGAAACTTAACAGACTACCTACGGTTAAATCAACTCCACCTTTGGTGTTGATACCCTGTCCATCGATAACTGCATCGGCAACGGCGTTCTTCTGTTGAAGCATCTGGTGCTGTCGTTCCTCAATAGAGTTGGCTGCCAAAAAATCTTGAATAATAACGGACTTCCATGTGCTGGATGCTCGTCGTATACGAGAATTTCTTTGTACGGCTGTGCCTGCTGACCAGGGTAAGTCATAGTTTACCAGAAGATTGGCCTGTGGCAAATCGACTCCATATCCGCCAGCATCTGTAGAAATCAATACTTTTATGTCCTTGCTAGTTTGAAAAAGTGTTTTAGAGTCTTCTTTTTCTTTAGCATTCATTAGGCCAGAATAAAGAGTGCTTTTAATTTTCTTTTTTGCTAAAGAATTTTCTAAAAGAGGAAGCATTCCAAGATATGTAGTAAAAATAACTACTTTAGCGTTTTCGTCTACTTCTAAGTGTTCTTCTACGTATTGAGCTACTGCCTCAAGTTTGTTTGAGTTGAAAGTTTTTAAAAGACCCTGTTCTTTTAAATGGAATGCGTATTCGCTTCCTTCTCCTTCTTGTTTCTCAAATTTATCGGCACTATCTACTAACAGCTGTGGGTGGTCACACAACATTCTCATAGCAGTAATTCTGGACATAATTTGTCCACGCATTTGGTCTGCTGGAGAACCTACTTGGTATCCCTGTCCATAATGTGCTTCTAAAGAAAAAGAATTTCCAAATAACTCTTGTGCTTCTGACAAAAGCTGCTTTAAATCTGTAGCAATATGTTGGTATAAAGGTTTAGATTTACCTAAGTCAATCCACATAGGTTCTAAGTGCATTGTTTCAGGCAAATAAGGTGCTACATCTGGGTCATTTTGAGTTTTTCTTACGGATGCTTGTTTCATCTTTTCGTGAAACAAAGGTAAATTTCTGTACCGTTGAACTCCTCCAAAATGATTACGTACAATAAAAGTTTGGTCAAAAAGGTCAAACCGTCCAAGAACGTTTGGGTCTACAAACTGCATAATACTGTATAGTTCTTCTGGGCGGCCGTTCTCAATAGGTGTTCCCGTAAGGGCAAAGCGTATAGGGACTTGACGTGCAAGGTCTTTTACTTTCTTTGACCGTTTAGAACGGAAGCCTTTTATAGCAGTGGCTTCATCACAAACAATTGCGCCCCAATCAATGGTGCTTACGACATCCCAGTCGTTAACGATAGACTCATAATTAGTTATCACATACTTGCAGTTTAAAGATTTAGAAATGTATTCATTTTCACGTTTTGCTTTATTACCATCAATTACTGCGTAGGTAGAATCAGAAAACTTTGAAATTTCTTTTCCCCATTGGTATTTAAGACTAGATAAAGCAATAATTAATATTGGCTTGTCTATTGGCAGTTCCTCAATTGCCGCAATAGTCATACAAGTCTTACCAAGTCCCATTTCGTATGCCACAAGCATCTTTTTTCTATCAACCATTTTGTCTACGGCTTCTGGTTGATATGGCTTTAGAGTTCCTTTAAATGCCATTAAAATCAGCACCATCTGCTGGACAAGGAGCGGTTAATAAAGTTCCACAGTCATCGCATTCAGCATCTGTAAACCAAAGCGCTATATCATTATCGTGAAACATTGCTTTAATAACAAAAATTAAATGCCCACAATTAGGGCACGCATGGGTAGGAACTCCACGAGCATTAAGCGCCATATGCAGCTTTACCCCATACTCGGTCTTTGGAGTTATATAACCCATTAACAACTTCTCTAGGCAACATATCTCCAATGTCTTTTACATCAATTCCTGTGTAATCAAAGTATTTTAATTCAATACCGTATTTACGTGCAAATCCAAGCATTTGTTCGCAAGCTTTTTTACCTGCCTCGTCGTTATCAAACGCTGCGTAGATAACGCTTGCACGACGCATAATTTTTGCTTGGTCTTCGCTAAGAATTGCACCAAAAGTTGCTACTCCGTTGTATCCAAGAGCAGACAGTCTAACTGCGTCTAATGGAGACTCAACAACTACCCATGGTTCGTTTTCTTTTACAGCATTTATGCCAAACAAAGTTTTGGATTTTTTTACTCCTACAGGTTGATTACGAAAAAATCGACCACGAGCACCTTTTTCTTGCCAACCCAATAGTTTAAAGGATTCAGAATCACGAATAGGAAGAATCCATGCTTCGTTTTCTTTGTCCCATAAAACTCCGTAATCGTTTACAGAGTCTCTTGTTAAAAATCTTTTCTTTAACTCTATGTCTGGTGCATCTGTGTAAACAGCAAGTCGTGCTTCAGACATTCCTATGTCATCAACTGGTTGCATTGGGATGTACTGTGGCAATTCACGGATACGCTTTAACAGAACATCTACTGCTATTTCACTGTCTTGTTCAACAAAGTCTTTAGCGTCAAAGTAATCAATACCTTTAACGTCAGAAACTAATGTGTAGACATTTCCCTTATAGCCGCAAGAAAAACAAAAGTGAACACCAGTAACGGTGTTTATCCACCATGACGGATTATGGTCTTCACTTCCAGTTCTTGCTTTGTGCATAGGGCACAAACCCTGAACTTCATCCCCACGTTGTGCTACTAAAGTGACGTCTAAAGACAGCAAAACCTTTTCAACATCAATCATTCAAACCCCAATTAGAGCAGAATGGGCATTTCATCATGAACGCTTCATCGTGGAAGCAACCAGTTTCCCATCTCCATGTTAAAGAAGTTTCTTTAGGAGGACAGTTACGAGATGCGACAACTTTAAGAATTCTTATTGAATCATCTTCTTCTACAGGTTCAAGACCTAAAATAACATCGGAATCTTGGAAGAAAGATGATGAATAACCAATTGAATCTGCGGTTACTTTTCCTGCTCTCATTTTCCAAAGAAGAGTTTGAGTAGTGATAACAATAGGTTTATCAATTTTTTGGGCTAGTCTCTTTAGAGC